TGGCGTCCACTTCGTATTGCAGCCTGTCACGCTCTTTTTTGAGCGCCTCGATGTGCAGCAGTTGCAGCAATACGCCGCAGCGCAATTGCTCGATGTCAAGCTGGTCAACATCGGCGCGGGCCTGTTCCTTTGCGATGCCTTGCTCAAGCGCCCATTCATACGCCGTCATTGCTTCTTTCAGCACGATCTGCTGCGCCAATTGCCATGTTTGCGTGAGTTCGTAATCGTCAGTCTCAATCGAGTTCTGCCGGTTCTTGGTGTCCTGCAAGCGGCACTCACGCAGTGGTGCTTCTGGCAGGCTATCGGTGCTTGAATATCTTTGTGAAAATTCCTGAAATGAAAACGAACGGTGCCTCAGAATCTGCCGCCCAATGTCGCGGGTGGTGTTGATTTCGATGCAAGCTGAAGCCATTTCAAACACGCTCCAGTGCCCGTTACGGGCGCAGTAAGCCAACAGGCCAGCCACGTTCTCATTCTCCTGATTCGCCGGGTTGCTGACCCGTGCGCAGTAGCCAACCATCTGATCGGCGTTGGGCGTTGCCCACTGTAGTCTGACGTTCATTTCGTACCCACTTTCAACACAGCCGCCAACTGGCCTTTGATTTTGTTTTCCAGCGTGACCATAATCTTTTGGCGCAATGCCGGGGCGTCATTGCAAGCGTCGGCAATGGCTTTTTCGGCCACAGTTTTCCAGTGTTTTTTCACTTGCTCTTTGATGTAGTTGTCGGCGTTCCAGCCGGTCACTTCGTCGGCAATAGCTACTCTGATTTTTCGCTCAATGGCCGATTTGATTTCAGCCTCTGTGATTTCAATTTCTAACTTCACGCTGCGCTCCGATCTGTCTTCATTTCCCCATTGCGAACAAGGCTCTTGACGCCAAGCCACAGGCACTCTCCTGTCTTGCCATAAGCCAAACTCTGCGCGTAGACAATGCGCAATATGCGGTCTTGCTCTTGCTTGCGGCCTTCGTGAAAGCCGTCAAAATAGGCAATTGACAGGCTATCGTCAGCATCAGCCTCCAGTGCCGCGATGCAGGCTTTGGAGTGCGCGTCTGTCCAATGTGTCATGTCTTCAGAGCGGAACATAGCTATTGCCTCTCGGCTTGTGTCTGTCATTTCATAGCCCCCGCTTCTTTGATTGCGCCGTCTAACTCGGCCTGATCCCTGACAAGTGAGCCAATTAATGCGTTGTCAAGGCTCAACTTCGTAGCTGATCGACGCAACCAGCGATACCGCTCTGCGTCTGCCATCAGCGCATCACGCTCTGCCGTGCGCTGCTCTGTGATTGCATAAGCAGTGTTTGCAAGGGTGATATAGCTGTCGTTACTAGATTTAAGCTCATCACGCTCTTTTGTGAGTGATTCGATGTCGGGTGGGGCTGCGTAGAGCTTTGTACCCACGGGTTGCATCACATCAAGATAGCCAAATGTGATACCACGCACACACTGCACCGTAGCCACCGGCTCTTGCTCAGGCACTTCTACCGGGGCTGCGACAATTGGAAGAACCCTCCTTAGAGACGCAATAGCCTGCCTCAGAATAATCAAATCCCGAAGCGGGCTCATGGCTTCAATGGCCTGCTCTATAGCTTGAGTTATTTCTAAATTGGAAACAACTGCCACCGGCTCTTGCTCAGGTGCTGCCAGTGCTTTGCGCAAGTTTGAAATCATGGTTGCCTTTGGCATGGGGACTGGACCATCCCACCTCTCAATTACAGCCTGCGCTGCTTGTCGTAATGTGCTCATACCCCAACCCTCTCATGGTTGCAGCGCTCGGCGGTGGCCGCACGCTTGATTGCTTTTTCAAATTCGACGATGGTGCAGGCGTCAATCTGCGCATCATGGATTTCCATTGCGTGATTCACTGCGGTCAGTTCCGCCCCAGTAAACAGGTAGCGCCCCGTCTTCGCACCCCGCAGGATGAGAGCCGCGATGGCTTGGTGCGCTTGATGTATCTGGTCGAGATACTCGCCCCCTGTGCCAATCTCTGCAAGGCTGGCTGTGGTGATCATTGCGTGATGCAGTGCAAGGGCGTCATCCTTGGTGCCCTTGCCGTTGACGATGCTGTGCAGCGACCCGTGGTTGATCACCCGCAGCCGGGTGACTTCTATGGTGGCTTCGCGCAGCGGAAGGAAGCCATTGATGACGTAGCTCAACGGGTCAGCCATGCGCGGCTTTTGGCGGTAGCTTGATCGCTTTCTCACCCCAGATACCCCCACATATAGCCCATCACGCCCATGAGTGCGGCAAACACCCCAAGGGCTGCGAAAAAGTCGATGAACAGGTCGATTGTTTCTCTCATGTCGGAAACCCCTTGGAAGCAATTTTCAAAAAGTCCGTAGCGCCTGTGCGCATCGGTTGGTGCGGGTTGTGTTTGGCGGGTTTGTACTTCACGACCCGTGTGTCGTAGCTTGGGGGTAGCGCTTCGCCTTTGAGCCGCTTGCGGGGTGCGTAGGGCGGTGCTTTACTTGACATTGCGAGTCTCCAGTTCGATCAGCAGGTCAAGGTAGTGGCGGGCCTTCTCCAAGTCCTTCAGGCCGTTCTTCTCACGCCAACGCGACAGATATTTGATGACGTTGCCTTCGATGAAGGGCAGGTTGTTGGCGTGGATGAACTCCACCGGCTGAATCGCCATCTTCATGTAGTGATCGCCGCCGACTTGGGTTGCGAGGGGGTTAGACATCTTGCGCCTTGATAAAAATGACCAAGCGGGCAATGCGCTGTTCGTTGTAGCGCACCATGCTCAGTGCGTATTCCGCTGCGCTCTGGGCTGACAGCTTGCCGTGTTCGGCCTCTGTCAGTTCGCGCTGGGCGATTTGCAGGGGGGTTGGTTTTTTGAAGATGTTCAATTTGTTTTCCTTGATATTTAACAACTCTTAGGTTGTTGAACGAAGTATGCCACAAGTAACAACGTAAGGTTGTTGAGAGTATCAAAAAAATGTTGATGCGGCCTTTTTTCTTTTCAGCGCGGCCATCAGAATGTCTTGCACCTCGCGCTTGGTTTCAACACGTTCGATGACCATCTCGTCCACCGTGCCTCGCGCAATGATGTTGTGGATGAACATGGCCCGGTCGTAACCCGATTGCAACTGGCGAGTCGGCCCGATGCGCTCAATGATTTGCAGCCGCTCTTCCAGATTCCACCAATGGGCGTAGAACACCAGCGTGCGCCCGCCGTCTTGCAAGTTCAAGCCGTGACCGGCGCTCTGCGGGTGCGCGAACAGCAGCGGGATTTCGCCCTTGTTCCACGCCTTGAGCGTCTTGGGGTCTTTGTCCAGTTCCCGGCCCTTGGGGAAGTGCTTTTTCAAACGGGCCAAATCCGACTTGAAGTGGTAGGCCACCAGAATAGGTTCCCCGCCAGATTCCTCCACAACCTCTTCCAGTGCCAACAACTTTTGGTCGTGAACGTCTTGCCATTCGCTGTTGCCCCCATCCACATAGGCCGCGCCGTTGGCAATCTGCAAGCACTTGATGGTGCGGGCCGCAGCGTTGAACGCTTCCAGTTCGTGCCCGCTGTCCAGTTCGGTGAACATCTGCTTTTCCAGTTCTTCGTAGGTGCGCCGCGCCCGCGCCGGTAGGTCAACGTAAATGTTGTTCACGATGGGCTGGCGCAAGTCGAACCAATCCTTCGCCTCGATGGACAGGCACACATCCGACAGCACCTGTTGAATCTCAGCTTGCGCATGGGGTAGGGCCTGAATACCGAAACCGCTGGGGTGGGGCCGGAACCAGCGCTGCTTGAAGGCGTCGAAGGTGCGCCCAAGGCGCTGCCCACGGTCGATGAACCAAAGCTGCCCCCATAGGTCTTGCAAGCCGTTAGGCGAGGGCGTGCCGGTCAGTTCCACGAAGCGCTTGACTTTGGTGTGAGCCACTCGGGCGAACGCCTGCGCCCGCTTGCCGCCTTGCCGTAGGCGAAAGGATTTCAGCTTGGTGGACTCGTCGGCAATCACCGTCCGGTAAGGCCACTTGTCGCCCCAATAGTCAATCAGCCAGGGCAGGTTTTCATAATTTACGGCGTAGACATCGGCGTGCGAGGACACGGCAGTCAGCCGGTCTTTGAGGGCACCTGTCACGGAGCGCACGGCGATGTGCTTCGTGTGTTCCCACTTCTGCGCTTCCTCGGGCCAAGTGGTGTTTGCCACTCGCGCCGGGGCCAGCACCAGTATCGGGGCGTCCTCTACAAAGCGCACGGCGTCAATGGCCGTGAGCGATGATGATGTCTTGCCAAGGCCCATGCCCGCCCACACGGCGCACCTGTCATTTTGCAGAATGTGGTCGATGATGATCTTCTGGTACTCATGCGGCTTGAAGGTGATGCTCATACGAACGCCTCGGCAATGTTCTGCGCGAAAACTGCCCGCGCAAAGCCCATCGGCGTGGCGCTGCGAATGTTGTGGCGCTCTGGCCCTGGCGCGCACTTGTGTATGCGGTCATCTGGCGCACCCAGACCGGCCATGCTGTTTTTCGCGGGCATGACGAAGCCGTTGCCAACCCACAGACAAGTTTTCTTGGTGTAGTTGTCGGTCTCCTCAAACCCGGTGTAATCAAAAGGGTTGAATGTGAAGTCCGGTTTGCGCCAGTAGGTGCTGATGGTGCTGACAGGGTTCTCAATCACGTAAGGCGCTCCGCTTTTCTCGCAGAACTCTGCTGCCGTGGCGAACAGGTCAACGGAGAGAGAGAGTGCCCGCAGACCTTTGCCTTTGAACCAGCGCGCACCGCTGACCGCCAGGTGATCGCAGGGCGGGAATGCTGATACAAACGCAGGGGCGATACCCGGTAGCTCAAAGCCGTGCCGGATGTCAGCGCCAACCCTAATGATGTTCGGCTCTACGCTGGTGTGGCCGGTGGGGTGCTGCACATCAACGATATATGCGGTGTACCCCGCTTCAACCCACGGGCGCAGCATGTTGCCGGTGAGGTCGAACAGGCTTACGACGGTCTTCATTCAAACTCCCCCACAAAAGCGTCCACCGCTTCAATGGAATCAAGCACCACAACCCGGTGCCCGCGCAGGCGCAGTTCGGCGTGTCGCCGTAGCTGAATCACGGTGGGCTTCTTGCCAGGGGCTTTTAACTCCACCCAGCAGAACCTGCCAAGGGTCAGAATTACCACGCGGTCAGGTACGCCGCGCAGGTTTGGGCTGGAGAACTTCCAGCAAAGCCCACCCGCATCTTTGACGCGCAGGGCAAGGTGTTTTTCAATTTGTGATTCGCGCATATCAATCTTTCCTGTAACGTAAGCATTCAAATCCGGCCGCAGCCAGCGGCAAGCCCTCGGCCCAAGGCGGGACGGTGGACATGAGTTCGGATAGCCGGGTGTGGTTGAACTCGTCGGAGTCCGGTGTTTCAGTCAGCAGTTCGTCATGAACTGAAAGGACGATTTGATAGCCCTCGGCCTCGATGCGCGGCATGTTGTAGGCGAGGATGTCGCGGGCGAACGCTTGCGTGCAGTTCTCGGCAATCTTGCCGGCGTAGGTCTTGAGGCGTTCCCAGCGCCGGCTGTACTGGTTCATGCCCATGTAGGTGCAGTTGTTGTCATCGTCGATCATCGGCGCGGGGTAGCACAGCGCTCGGCCCGAAGGCAGGCGCACGCGCAGCCAGCTACCATCCCGGCGCATCTTTACGGTGCCGCAGTCGAAGGTGTACTTGGGTGATTCGATGGCATCACGGAACGCCTGTTCCAGCATGGGCCACCAAGCCGCAATGGCCGGATGCCCGGTGCGCCAGCCGCGCTTCACGACATCGCAGGCGATGAAAGTGTCCTCGGCCAAGCCATAGATTTCAGGCTTTGGCTGGAGCTTCAGCCAAGCGATAAACCGGCGTGCTTCGTTCAGCAGGTTCTCAGGGGCGTTGGGCAAAATGCCGGCCGCAAGCGCATCAAGGTCAATGCCGTAGGCACTGGCGAAGGTGACGAACGCGCCCACTCCCCCTTGGTAGCCCAAAGCCAATTCTTGAACCTTACCGACTTGCCGCTGGTCTTTCGTCACCTTGGCCGGGTCGATACCGAACGACTTGGCGTAGGCCAGTTTGTAGAGGTCGTAGCCCTTGCCAGCGTCAAAGTCGCGGAAGGCTTGCAGCTTCCATTCCTCGCCAGCCAGCCACGCCAGCCCCCGGCCCTCGATGTTGGACAAGTCGGCAATCACCAGCTTCTTGCCTTTGGGGGCCACGATGCACCCACGGATGGCGCTGCTGGCAACCTCCATGACGTTGGTGTAAATCATCCCGGCAGTGCCAGCCTTGAGCGCCACAATGCCCTCGTTGATGGCCTCGTCCTTCAGCGTTGGCCGGGGCAGGTTCTGCGGCTGGAACGTGCGCCCTGACCATCTTGCCGTGCGCCCAGCGCCAGCGAACTGAAGCAGCCCGCGTAGCCGCCCGTCAAGGTTGCTGGCGCGTACCAGCGCCTTGTACTTGCTGGTGCTGGTTGTGCTGGCTTGAAGCCGCACGCGCAGCAGTTCCTTCATGGCCTCGGGGATGTCGGGGTCATCCAAGCGGCGTTCGACCGTCGCCATTGTCAAGTCGGGCAGGGCCACACCGTACTCGGTCAGCATGTGTTCGAGCATGGCGGTGCGCTGGGTGGCAGTCTGCACCTCGCCGTTGGTCATGTCCACCGTACGCTCGGCCAAGATCAGTTTTTCAGCCTCTACCGCAGCCAGCGCAGCGTTCGCCAGATCGAGGTCAACCGTGATGCCTCGGTCGTTGATAAGTTGGTCAAGATGCCACAGCGCCAGTTCTGCGCCTGAGTAGTTCCAGGCGGGCAACTTGCGGTGTATCTCGCGCATGGCTTCCACGTCCAGGCGCGCGTAGTCCACAAACTCAGCCCACTCTGCCGGGTGGGTGTCGCGGGTGGCGCGGCGCAACTTGCTGGTGGCCGGCCGGGGCTTGCACAGCAACTGCACCAACTGCCCGCCGCGCTTGGACTTGGCTTTGTCCTCGGCAATGCCCAACACGTCACACAGCGTTGCCAGCTTGCCGGGGAGCGAGTGGCACATGGCTTGAACCATTGAATCCCTCCATCTTTCGATGGGTGGGCACCACTCGGGCAGGGCGTAGCGCATCACCGTTCTATCGAACATTGAATTGTGAAACCAGACCTCGCAGGCAGGGTCGCGCAGCGCCACTTGCAAGTCGTAAGGCATCGGTTCGCCGGCCGTCAAGTCCCACACTTGGGTCGGGTCTTCGTCAATCGCCCAGGCGAACAGTGTGATTTCAGCGTTCGCGGCGTAGCGGTAGGTGCCGTGGTTGATGGGTGTCTCGGAGTACGTTTCCAGATCACCCCATAAGCGGTAGGTCATGTTGGCCGCGCCCCCGGTGCGCCCCGGCGCATTGATGTCATCTTCATGTGTATGCGTGTTTCGGTCTGGTCGTGCGCCGATGCATCGGCTGGCGAATTGCGGCTGAGTTTCAGCGCCCTGGACAGCTTGCGGTCAGCGCTGCTCATGTACGAATCAATTTGTCCACGGTTCTCGCTTGGCAGCAGAATGCGGTAGCCGGTGCGGGTGCCAGCCAGATAGCGACCTTGGCCCATCAGTACGTTGCGGCAGTAGTCGATGGCCGACAACTCCAGCATGGAAAGCCGGTCGTACACCGCTTTGGCGGCATAGGTGGGCATCTCGATTTCCAGCGCCTCATGCACCAATGCTGTTGGGATGTCGCTGCCGTACTCAGTCAGGCCGCGCTCGGTAAGTGTCGCCAACAGCCCGCGCATACCATCACGTTTGGTGGGTTGCTCAAGCATTTGTCACCTCTGCGGTGGCGCGGCCAAAGGTCGGGCGAAAGTCACCGAAGCCGACGTACTTGGCCGTGCGCTCCACCACTTGTTTCAACCCGTTGAAGTCCACCACCGTGTCGTCAAACTCGATGGCAGTCTCAAACGACCAATCTTTGAAAATCGGGAAGTCCTTGGGGATGCGAACCTGACCTTGCGGCAGCAGGGCGCGGTGGCGAAAGGTGGGGTTCATCACCACATCAGTGATGGTCTTGACCTTCGCCATGTCCTTGTAGGTGAGCTTGGCTTTGTCCTCTACCGCGAAGATACCGCCGCGCATTTTGTCTTTGCCGGTCTTGATGACGGCGAACGCGCCAGTGCAGATTGCCTCGGTCAACCAGCGGGTCGGGACGTACACACCAAGCACTTCGTCAAAGTAGATTTTGGACTCGGTTTCGATGTTGCCCAACTCAATCAGGTCATCCTCAGTCTTGCCGGTTTTCTTTTTGGTGATGACCTTCATCGCCTTGCTGAAACGGTTGAAGGGGTCAACAGTTTGAGGGTTGTTCTGCATCAGCAGACGAGTGCCAAAGCCGGTGATCTTGATGTTTGCTTGCTGGATAGCCATTTTCATTTCCTTAATAAAACAGTCGGTGGATACCGGCTGGGTGGTCAAAGCGACCTGACAAGGCTGAAACCTTGTCGCGTTGCTTTTTGTTGCCTTTCCCTTCTTTGCGGCGCGATTCGCGTCCCTGCGTTGCCTTGAACCAAAACGGTTCGGTAAAGGATTTCGCCCTTACCGAATAGCTTTGCCTTGCGCTGCCCTGCAACTTATTGCCTTGCGATACGCTTCCTTGCTGCTGAACCAAAACGGTTCGATAAATCCGGGGACTTATCGAATAGCTTTGCGCTGCTTTGCTTCGCACTTCTTTGCTTTGCAATACCTTGCCCTTGAACCAAAACGGTTCGATAAATCCGGGGACTTATCGAATAGCTTTGCTGCGCTCTGCTGTTCTTTACACTTCGTTGCAACGCCCAGCCTTTGAACCAAAACGGTTCGGAAGTGGCACCTTGCGATGCCCTATCCGAATAGCTTTGCCAAACTTTTACGAACCTTGCTATGCGCTACCTTGCGGTGCACAGGAAACCCAAAAGAGTTTCGGAAAACCCACTGTTTCCAATGGGCAGTCCGAATAGCTTTGCTGTGACGTTCGATGCACTGAATTACGTTGCAATGCGCCACATTGCGTAACAACCTAGGGTTGTTGGTGTAGGCGTAAAAAAGTTAGACGAAACTTGCGTCAGCGTCAGCCCCGCTGCTCACATCATCAAAGTCATCGTTGCTGGCCGCGCCGCCGCCGCTGAACGCATCACCATCGCGGTAGAACTGAACACCCAGCAAAGTGGCATTGACTCGCTTGCCATAAGCATTGTCTTGGCCCCACAACTCCAGCACCACGTTGACGTAACAACCAGAATACAAACGGCCGTCAGACTCGGCCAACTGTGTCTTGTCAGCATCCACCAGGGTGGGGCGAACCGGGTTGCGGGCACTGATGAAGAAGTTACCTTCAAAGCCTTGGTAGCTGGCCTTGCCATCGCCGTCATGCAGCGCGGTCTTGTCGCCAGCCTTCAGGGTCTTGAGCATGGCTGGGCCTTTAGCACCCCACTTCTCATCGGCCGTGCCGGCAATGGCTTTTTCCAGTTCCGCGATTTGCGGGTGGTTCTTGGGGATGATGAACGCGCCAGAGTAAGCAGGCTTGTCGCCAGCGTTGACGGACTTGGCTTCGAACAGAGCGGGGAAAGCGAGACGGACGTTGTTGAGTTTGATTTTCATATAAACAATCTAAGGTTGTGGAACAGGATAAAAAAAGTTAAACGAAGTCTTCAGCGGTTTGCACCACATCAAAATCGTCGGTGTTGCCGCCTACCACAAGGGCAGGTCGTTTGTCGGACTCAGGGGCCACACTTGGCTGACCCTCAGACCGGGTGATTAGCGGAATGACTTTCTTCCACTGGCGCGGGCCGATAGTGCCTGCGCCCATCAATTTCTCGGCCGTGGTGGGGGAGATGAGTGACAAGTCATACATCTCTTCCACTTTCAGACGGATGCCCTTCAGCGTGGCTTCAGCCTCTTCAGCGTCTGACCATTTGCGGTTGCCCATCTTGCCTTGCACCAGCTTGTAGCCCGGTACAGCTTCGCCGGCCAACAGACTACGCTCAGTCTCGGCGCGAATGGCCTTGCACCAATCCTCAACCAACTTGACCATAGACATCTTGACGGACAAATCCGCACCAAATACCCGGCCCGGTGGGGCGCAGTCCTCAAACAGCGCGCCGGTCGCGGACTCCACCGCCTTGGTGAGCGCCGGGCAAGTGGCCTTGGCCTTACAGAACTTGCACGCCTTTTCACTGGCATGCAAAGGTGCGTCAAGCATTCGGGTGGTGGCCGCTGCCATCTTCACTTCCTTGCCGAAGGCCAGGAGGTCTTCGACCGATACCGTCCACTCGCTGAAGTTGCCGGTGCGCGGCTGGCTGATCACCAAGCGCACGGTTTTGAACGAGTAACCGCCCTCTACCTTGCCAAACACATCCAGCGCGGCCAAGCCGTACACCATCAACTGCTTGTTCTCGACGGCCGAGACTTCAACGCCCATTCCGAATTTCAAATCGGCCACGATGAGCTCATCGCCGGCCACGATGACTGCATCACTGGTGCCGTGGGCGTCAGCTTCGTCAGTCCACTGCCCAATTGGCAATCGCTGTTCCACGTGCAGGGTGCCGCCGGTGGACTCCACCAGTTGTTGCACTTGGTCGGTGTACTTCAGCACATCGCGCAGCATGTCGGCAGTGAACTCGACACCGTTCTCGGCCTTCTGCCCGATCAGGGCTTTCGCCTCGGTTGCAGTCATGGGGGTCATACGAATTCCTCCCCGATGGCGGTGACAGGCAAACCGCGCAGGATTTTCTCAGCCAGTTCATGCGCAGCGGTGCCCTCGGCAGCATACGAACTGCCCTTGTCCTCTTTGCCTTCGTTCAAGGCAACGCTTCCAGGGCAACCCATCCAGCGCTCGGCGCTGCTTGGGGACAATTTAGCGTGAGCCATCGCCATGCTCCTTTTTCATACAGCGGTCAACGTATGCAACCAACTCAGTGTCGGGGATAAGTCGGCGCTTGCCGTCCTTGTAGCTTTTGAGTTCGCCAGCGTCGATCAATTCGTAAATGGAGCGAACAGATTTGCCGATTCGGAGCGCTGCACTGTCGGGTGAATGCACAAGTGGTGGCAGTGTGATGATTTCCATTTACAGCGCCCCCAACTCGGCAATCAGCGCAGCCCACTGGGCTTGTGGCACTTCGCTGGCCCGCTTGACGTTGTGCTTGCTTAAGAGCGCCACCAGACCGTCGCGGTTGCGAGTGGCCGCAGAGGTCACGGCGGCTGACAGGTCTTTGATTTCCACGGGTGCTTCAGAAGGGGACTCCGCAGCAATCTCGGGTGAGACAATCACCTCCACCGCCGCTGCAACGGGGATAGGTGCAGGCGTTGCCTCGGGGGTCGGCTTTGGGGGTGTCACCTTGGCGGCAACTGGCGCAGGGTTCAGCGATACACCAGCGGCAGCGAATGGCTTGGAGCCATCAATGCCGTTGGCGCGGTTGGACAGAGTTGTCCAGACTTCAATCAGTTTATTCAGCGCCGAGGTGTTCTCGGCGATTACTTGTTCAAGGCTCATAGCGTCTTTCAAGGGTTAAGGGTATTGGTTTTGTGCATCAGGGCATCAAGCCCTTCAAGCAGAGTCTCAAGGCGTTCGGCCAAGGCCATCGCCAAGGCGTCATCTGCGCGTTCCTGGTAAGTCTTTTTCAGCAGTTCATCGTCTGTCAATATCATTTTTTTCTTGGTCCCTTGCGTTTTAACAACCAACAACTCGCCGGTTGTTGATATGGAGTATAGCCACAATTTTATGGTTGTGGGTTGTTTCTGAAAAATAATTTAAGGTTGTTGCTCCAAACGTGAAAAAGCCCGCAGGTCGCGGGCCGATTGCGGGCTACTGGAGGTTATGGGGGGGGGGTTATTCGTCATCGGGTTCATAAGGTTCTGCCAAGTCCTCGCCTTCGGCCTCGGCAATGAACGCTGCGGCCTCGGCACCCGAGGCAACGCGCACCAACTCAACGCCGTACTTCTCTGATGCTAGCGTGACCAGTCGGGGGAATCGCACGTCTTTGTCCGCGCACACCAGCAGAAACACGGTTCTCGCGGTTGGGCACGCCACATCGCGGTAGAGCATCAGGCGCAGCATGGACGACGACCAACTTTGACTCCACATAACGCCATGCGCGTAAGAGATTTCCACCACCAGAGAGTCGCTTGCGTAGTCGATTCGCCCCGCAAGGCCCAAGGTGGCGGGCCTGAACTTGATTTCCCGGTTGTGTTCCAGCGCCGGGGGCAAGTGGGCTTTGAACTGTTCGCTTTCCCGTGCCGCATAGGCTTTCACTAACTCGCTCTCTGCCACGAACTTCGACCGGGGCGCTGCCGGGGCCGCGCTTGGCGCGTCTGCTGCGGGCAGCTTCGGTGTGCGCGAAACCCTCTCCCCATATATCTGTTCGTTGGTCATTCGCGCCACCTCGCCGTCCGCGCCCAAGATGGCCTTCAGGTCAGCCAGCCGCGACATCGGGGGAAACCCCCGGTCAATCCACTTGTGGACTGCCTGCTGCGAAATGCCCAATTCCTTGCCCAACCCGCCTTCGGACAATTCCTTGCGCTCCATGTCTTTAAGCATCGCCTGCTTGAAATCTGATGTGGTGTTCATGTCTACGTCCTATTAACAACTAATTGGTTGTGATTATATTTTGCGCCTTTTTTGGTTGTTTGACAATTCGCAAACAACCTTGTGCTAGCATTCTTGCTCACAACCAAAGGTTGTTAACACAAGGAAAACTATGGAATTGCAAAGAGGAATCGACACCGCAGTGGCGTCGGCAGGGTCACAAGGCAAGTTGGCGGCGCAGTTGGGCGTCACGCAACAGGCGGTTGCCAAATGGGTAGAGCGGGGCTACGCGCCGCTGCGCAGGGCGCAAGAAATTGAGGCTGTTTTCGGCGTGCCTCGCGCACGGCTGGCTAACCCGCGCATGTTGGATTTGCTGTCGGGTTGGGACGCGGCGATGTGATGGGCGCCACCATGACCTCGCCCACCATCCAACTGTTCGACGGCTCGGGCATCCCCGACGAACTCAAGGCCATGCGCCGATGGGCACCTTGGCAAGCCGTGTTCAACGTCAAGCGCGGCAAGTACGACAAACTGCCCAAGAGCGCCCACCACCCTGAATATGGCATCTCCACGGCATCCCCCGAAAAGTGGTTCAGCCATGACGAAGCCCTGACCGCATACATCAAGGCCAATCGCATGTTGGCCGGTATCTGCTTCGTGATGACCGACATCGAGGGGCTGGTGGGCATCGACCTCGACAACTGCCTGGACGCTGCGGGCGTGGTCGCGCCTTGGGCGCAAGAGGTCATCAAGACCGCCAACAGCTACACCGAAATCTCCCCGAGTGGCCGTGGGCTGCGCATCTTTGCTCTCGGCCTGACCGATGGGCCTGACTGGACAAACAACGAAGTCGGCATTGAGGTCTACGTGGGCAGCACGCCCCGGCACCTGACCGTCAGTGGTCGCGTGCTGCCCGGTGCGCCCACCAAAATTGCCCCGGTCACGACCGGGTTCCTCGCGGGGTTGCGCGGCACCTATGGCCGTGCGTCAAGCGCCGCCAGCCTTGCCAAAAAAGACCTGCCCTCGATGCCTGATGTGTTGGCAGAGGCTGACACCCCGGCCTTGGGCACCATCGAGTTGCCCCCGGCAGTTCTCGATTTCCTCAAAGACGGTGAGTGCAGCGGCGACCGCTCACGGGCACTGCACAGCGCAGCCGTGTCGGTCATCAGTGCGGGGCTCACCATGCAGCAGTCGCTGTCGGTGCTGGCGCACAGTCATCACGCGATGGAAGTGGCGATGGATCACCGCCGTCAAGACTACGACCGGGCGCTCACCTACCTGTGGGAGCACCATTGCGTCAAGGCCGCGCCCAAGGCAAGGCCCAAGGCGCTCACGGCGGCAGACTTCGATGACCTGAGCGCCACGATGGATGTGCCAGTGGACGCTGAAGACGATGGCTTAGTGGCCGCAGAGGGCAGCATCGCCGATGGCTTTGACGATGTGTCAGAGGGGGTGAGTTCAGTTCACACCCCCGCGCCCAAGGCGGCAGTTCACAAGTTCAAGATTTATTCAGCGTGCGACTACACCACCAACGTGCGACGGCTCAGTTGGTTCGTGAAGGGCGTGATCCCCAAGGCCGATTTGGTGGCGGTATTCGGAGCGTCAGGTTCCGGTAAGACTTTTATCACGTTGGACATCGCGGCCCGTGTGGCGATGGGCATGTCGTGGTTCGGGATTCCCTGTAAACAGGCCAACGTCCTCTACATCGCCGCCGAGGGGGCCAGCGGTATGCGCGAGAGGCTTCAGGCGTGGTGCCTGCAAAACGGCGTCAACATTGAAGATACGCGAGGCAAACTCTACATCCTTGGCGACCAGCCCAACCTGACCGACAAGGATGAGGTCAAGGCGCTGGTGTCCTCCGTGCGCGGCCAGTGCGCCGGGGTCGAACTGGTGGTGGCCGATACGATGGCCCAGGTCACGCCGGGGGCCAACGAGAACAGTGGCGAGGACATGGGCCGCTTCCTTGGGTTCTGCAAAGCCATCGGTAAGGCGCTGTCCTCCACAGTGGCCTTGGTGGGGCACTCGGGCAAAGACTCTACCCGTGGGTTAAGGGGTTGGAGTGGCGTGAAGGGTGCTCTCGACGCGGAGTGCGAGGTGGTCCGCACCAACGACTACCGGGCGCTCATCGTCACCAAACTCAAGGACGGTAACGGGGAGGGCAAGGAATACCGCTTCACGCTCCCCGAAGTGCTGCTGGACTTTGACCTGGACGATGGGGTGGTGTCAAGTTGCGTTGCGATCCACGGCGAGGTGTTCAACGAAGCCGGGGCCAAAGACGTAGCGCAAAGCGAACAATCCGCGTCCAAGAAAAAAGCCAAGGCCGAAGTGCCCAAAGGGCTAAAAGGCGACCGCAACACGGAAGTGCTGAATTTTCTGGTCAACAAGGCGAAGGCCGAGGGCACATCGCTGGCCTACGAGGCGACAGTGGCCGAACTGGTGGCGCACCTCACCAAAGACGGGCGCGACGGCGTGGGGTTCACCTCCGCTGCGGTGGACAACAAAGACCCCACACCAATCACGCGAAAAGTGCTGTTAGCTCTCGCTGGACACCGAAAAATAGAAATCGACGGTTCCACCATAAAAGTGCTGGGAATCACCGTAGAAGCGCCAGAAGGCGGAACGGTCGGTTTTTAGCGTGTTAAACGCGCAATTTTTCTCCCGTAACGTCCCGTAACGCTCCCGTTACGGGAGTCCCGTTACGGAAACATAGTCCCGTAACGCGGATACCCCTTTATGGGGTTCCGTTACGGGAGTTGCTTACGGGACTGTTACGGGACACGGGAACTCGAATGGGAATTTTTTGCAGATTCAGCAAATAGGAATTTTTAGGTGAAACGAAATATGAACATCCCCGAAATCAAAGCCCTCAAGCAAGAACTTGAAGAAGCACTGACCAAAGCCTTCAGCGACTTTCACGCCCTGACAGGTGTTCAGGTGGAAAGAGTCGAAGTGGCCCGAAGGGTCAGGATCAGCCCGATAGCCGGAGTGGCCCGAGAGGTGTCCATCGGATCAGTCAACGTAACTTTGGAGAACCTATGAACCCACACATCTACAACTCGGTGGGCGTCTTCGCGCTGACGCTTACCTGCGTGTCACTCCAGTGGCAGGTGGTCAGCCTGAAAGGTCAAGTGGCCGCACAGGTCAAAGTGGCCGAAGGGCTGACCACCACAGCCGAAAAGACGGTCGTGCTCTTAAAGATCATGACGGAACTGAACCAAGCCCAACACCCCACTGAGAAAGCCCACTGATGACACACCTCGACTTCAACCGAGTGGCCGCAAGGCACGATGGCGTAGACCAACGACTTTCCGAGTGGGCGAGGTGGGTTCGCGTCACCCCCCAGCGCTGGGCGATGCAGCCCATGTTCAGGTCGTACCGCGCCCCCAAACAATTTGAGTCCGACCTCCATGTGCCCATCGCCATCAACACCCTGGCAGCGCATGAGATTGAAAAGGTCGTGAGCTTTCTGCCGGATAAACACCGTTCAGCCCTGCGTTGGCACTACGTGTGGCCGGGGTTGCACATCAACGCCGTCAGACGCGAGCTAGGCGTCACGGAAGAGGCCCTGCTGGCGCTGATCGACGGTGGCCGGGACATGGTGCGCAACAGGCTGCGCGAACGGCTGGTGGATGTGGGATGATTCCCATCCAAATTAATCAAGGGAGTGCATCGTGCTACTGAAAATACTCATCGGCCTTGTCGGAGGGCTTTTCGCCTTCCTCATACTTGGCGTCATGCTGGACAACCCAAACGACCCCAAGCGCCTCGACAGGTCGGCAATCGCCGTCTGTTGGGAGGAACAGGGCAAGAAGTCCCTCGACCCAGCCACAGCCCGCGCCATAGCTGGCGCTTGTGAGAAAGCCGAGACCGAGTTCAAGACGAAATACGGAGTCAGCCCTTAGGCGAAAGGCGCAGGGTAGGGTGCTGCCCTGTCTTGAGCAAGAACAGTTCCCAAAGCGGGGCGCTCATGGTCCTGTCCCCAGCCTCATACATGCGCCATTGGCGGTTATGCGCCCCAAGCACCTGCCCAGCGGCTTCTTGGGTCAACCCAGCCGCTTTACGGGCCTCCAGCACGGCTTCAGGCGTTGGCTTAGTCATTGGTGGCATGTTGCACTCCCAGTTCGATCTTGCGAGGCACCAGCGGGTCACAGCGCCCATCGTTCACCGCGAAGTAGACGCCATCACGCATCGCCAACGCTGACTCATGCGGGCCGCGAGTGACGGTGCCAACCATTTGGTAGCCGTCAACCGGGCCGCTGTACTTTTCCCACTCCGAATCGGAGAAGAGAACCGTGTGTTTGTATGTACTTGCAAGACGCATAGGGCGTATTATCCTAAAAAATTCCATCGGGGCGGGTTGGCCCAAAAATCCACGGCATAGGGGTTGACCCAATTTGCTCCAAAAATC